AATTTACGGACTACGAAAAAAAAATTGATTTTTTTTATTTTGGATAATACAGAATAATTATGTCTTGTCTATCAACCGATTTCGCAACTGGATTATATAATAACTCTATTACTAAACCTAATATGATTACACACCTAAAGAAGTGTGGTAAATCTAATGGTTTCAAATACTTTAGTTTTATAGTAGAAACTAAATACCTTAAGCATATAAAATGTGAATATAAAACAAAACCTATAGATATTGAAGCACTTAAGGAAGAAAAGTTTTACGAACAATACAAAAAAATTTATAAAGACGCTGTTATGGTCTTTCAATAATTAAATTACTTTAACTAATGACTGAGTATCAAACTGACTTGAGTATCTAATAAAGGATTGCTCTAATAGTGGATTGGCGGCAGCACTACCATTTCTGATATTACTAACTAATGCTGAACCAGTATTTACTTTACTTTTCAATGTAAGGTTATAATCTTGATTTACGAACTGTTGGGTCATTCCTATACCTAATGTATAGTCAGCACCAATACCTACACAATCAGCAGCAAGATTGTTATTTAGTGCTGTATCTGCTCCAACTGGTAAAGCGTCTTGTATGTCTGCTTTAAGTGCTTCATTAGTTAATTCTAAACCTGCGACTGTATGGTATGGAGAACCACCATTCAATATTGACGCTTCAAACTGCTTTCTAACTTCAGCAGTTCCGTATGCTAGTGCTGGGAAGAATAAATTTTTTTCATCACTAGCACCAACTACTGCTGCCCCACTAACATTTTCTACTACTGATTGAGTATTAGGTTTGTTATTGGTTTCATAGTTATATGGAAACCTTAAACCATTCCTTGCTTGTTGATAACCATCCATACCAGGAGGCATTCTAAAGTTATTAGAATTTTTATTAAATGTATTAGTTTGGTCGTTGTCTAAAAACACATTAACTACTGATTTAACAGATTGTAATTGAGGTGTATAGGCATTAGCATTTACTGAAGAGTGAATATCATTAATTAAGTTCAATCTACTTTCAAGGTTCATTACTGGTGGAATATTCGCCATATCGTTTTGGTCTGGAACTAAATATCTACCTTCTAATCTAATATTCTTTAATACATAATTCAATCCACTCATATCATTAGCAGCAATTGTAGTAGCACCATTGGTTCTTCCCCATTTATTGCTAAATACGGCATTATCACTTGCTAAATGAAGTGTAATAAGCATTCCTCCAAGATAATCATCATCCAAAAATAAGTCGTTTTGGTTCATTAAATCTATCTGAATAGGGATACTGAAAAATTGACCTATCATTCTATCATTGGTATTAGCGAGGGAATGTGCGTTAGTATCTCCACTAGTAGCAGTTGTGTTAATTCGTCTATTAGTATATTCGGCGTGATTACCACCACTCAATGACTTAATTAATGGAACTTGTGTGTAGTCGTCGCTATTGTTAGAGTATGCTTCTGTAAGTCCTACATACTGTCCGTAGTTATTTACTGAAGATAATTCAATAAGCGATTTTTTACTTTGGATTACTACTTTATCAATACAATTTTTTACACCTCCCCAATTAGGAAGATTAATAGCAGTTTGATTAACCATATTTGCGTCGGTTTCTTCTATAGTTCCGCCTCTACCATTAACACCAGTATTATCACCGCCATTAGCATATACAGCAGCGTCATTTTGTGCTATTAAAATATCGTTATTTGCTTTTTTAATTAATAATTGTCCTACAAGTTTTAGACTACCCATTTCTAATAGGGCAGGTTGTGGAGCAATTGAGAATTTAATAGTTGGAAAACCTCCTTTATGAGAAAAACCACCAGCAACTGAAAGTTGAGAGGCAGCAGTTCCAGCACTTAAGACTGCTGGATTATCATTTAAAGGGGCAAGAGAAAAGGGTTTCTTAATAATAGGCATTTTATACTTTATAAAAAGATTTTATTTTTACAGTTTTTTTTTTATTCAGCAGTTATTGTAAAATTTACTATAGATTTAGTTATTTGTTCTGCTGGTTTATCAGTTTCCATATCTAATATTAATATATCAAAATTATTTGTAGTCAATGCTTGATTACTTAACCTATTAACTATTCCCAAACTTGCTTGATACGAACCAACAATATTTCCAGTAAAATCTGCTTGAGGTGCTACATTATATGGTTTTGGTATTGACGCTAAAATAGGTTTTCTATATCCACTCTTAGATTTATCATTAGTATTTTTATAACTTTTAATTGGTAATCCATTTAATACGATTGAATATTTATCTAAAGCAGCAGGAGAATTTAAACTATTAAATCTATAAAAGAATTCATTTTGATATGTAGGTATATTGTTTATGTTTCCATAAGTTGTAGTTAAGAAATCTAAAGCGCCTCCGAAATCTACATAACTTGCCGATTTCTCCGCCAATTCAAAAGGAGAAGAAGTATCTACTACTAGTTGGGCGAGTGCTGTTGAAAAAGTTAAACTATAATCCAATAAATGTGTATTAGTCATATTGTTTAAATCTCCTACAGAAGAAGGTAAAGTATAACTTACATAATCTAATACACCACCTTCTCCTTGGTGAGTTGAAGCAACCATAGGAGTAAATGGAAAACCACTTGCTCTTGCTTGACTTAAGTTTAGATTACCAGCATTATTTACTGCTTCTACATATTTTGCGTTCATACTTTCCATAAACGCTGGGTCATAACCATAGTTGTCTGAACCGTCAGCAACAACGGAAGTATGAGGGAATTTAGTATTAGTATCGTATATCACATTTTTTGCTCCGTTGTTAAACATTACAAAAACTCTGAAGTGTAATTTACCTTTATGACTTCCGTGTTTATATGAGAATTTTGCTCCTCTATCGTAATATGATTGAATACCAACTGAAAAATTTGTATTAGGAGGTGCGCCATTAAATAAATTTTCTAATGAAAATGTAGCGGCATCTTGTTTCATTTCAGTTATATTTGTATCCCAATTGTTCGTTGCTGTGCCTATATGTGGTGAATAAATTTGTATAGCAACTTTTCCTAATGGTCCAATACTAGTAGCAGCAGCACAAGAAGTTTCACCCATAATTCTTACACCAAAATAAGACATTGGAACAAAGGCACTATCTGCTTCTCCAGTTGTTTGAAATGGTATTAATGTAGCACCGTTTGTTCTTTGTGTGTCGGTTTGTGTTCCTAAATGACTTGCTACGCCGTCTTCCATAACACCAGCATACGCTTCACTATATAGACCTAAATATAAATCTCCTTTTAATTCTCCTAAAACTTTATTTGGTGTAAATACAATTGTATTAAGATTTTCCAATTCGTCAAATCCTCCGTCTTTTAATTTGTAGGCGTTAGGAACTCCATCAACAGCACTTGTATATTGATTAAAGTGTGTTCCAGTATGTATATAATCTAAACTACCCATAGCATACGATTTCCAACTATCAACATTAGTAGCACCAGTTAATGCGGTAAAAGTTCCGTCCCCCGCTCCGTGTGTATTAAAATATAAACCGTTTCCGCCACCTATATTTGCTGCTTTCTTATTAGTTGGGTGGTAAGCGTGAGTTGTGTGTGTATTTTGTTTAGTAAAACCAACTTCCAAAAAAGTATTATCATTAGATTTAGGAGGTATGACTAAATCCATATCATACATTGATAGTGAAGGATTTGTTGGTATTGGTTCGTCAAAATTATCTCTTAAAATAACACGACCACTACATATACCTTTTCCAGCAGTTTTAGTTCCTAATTTTTGATTTATTTTAGTTTGTAATTCTCCTAAAGTATATGTTCCTGCCTCTATATAAAACACTAAATCAGTGCTGTTTCTTGCTACTCCATTTAACCTATATATATCGTTTCCCCCTACATTTATTCTTTTGTCGCCGTTATTATGATAATCCCAATGAGGAAGAACCTTTTTAGGATTAACTGTTATTGTTTGAGTTTCAGCAAACCTTATGGTTTGGTCTCGCTCAAATTGCGCCCAATTCATAGAGACAGAAGCATTTTCTGGAACTACTATAGGTTCATTAAACCTTACATTATAATTAAATCCATTGCCTTCTGGTGAAATCAGATTGAAGTTCATATTATAATGTAAATAGAGAAAAAAAATAATAAAAAAATTAAACAATACCCATTCCACTTCCCCCTTTAAACATATCGGCACTAAAACCGCCTGCTTGTTCTGTTGCTTGTTTAGTAGGAGCAGATAAGGTGGTATTTGCGTCTGGGTCATTCTTTTCGTGTCTATGCGCTTTTACTATACCGTGAATTAACATACCAAGTCCCGCCAATTCTCCAACAACTGGGATTGCTTCACTCGCTACTTCTCCTATTGCGTCGCCTACCATAGCACCTACTTTCTTACTTACATAATCACCAGCACGAGATAATAGACTGTCTGCTCCGCCGTCTGCTGTTATTGGGTCTTCTTCTCCTTGTTGAATAATGCCTCGTGTATTATCTTCTGGAGTTTTAAATAAACTTTCTGCGTCTTCTTTAGATATTAAATCCAAATCGCTAGGTGGTTCTGCTTGTGCGCCTCCTCCTTCTCCTTCTGCTGTCCCCGCTGGTCGTGTTGGTTGTGGTTTTGCTCCACCTCCACCACCAAGAACTCTTCCTTGTGCTTCACTTCCATAATCTCCACTTTTTCCTATATCAGTTGCTAATGATTGAGTATCCCCTTGCTGACTTACTTTCGCCATAACTTCACCTCTTCCTCCCATAGTATCCAATGAACCGCTTTGTTCGGTTTTCGCCATTTCGCTTGGAAGTTTCGCACTTTCATTAACAGTTCTTTCTGCTGTTTGTGAAGTTGCCTTTTCACTTGCCGTATCTGCTGCTCTTTGACCTTCTGGACNTTGTTGATTATTTGCCTTTGCTTCTCTANTTGCTCTGTATTTTTTAATTTTCTTAGCAATTTTAATCCCTCCGTGTAATCCAGCAAATGCGCCAGTCATAGAACCACCTATTTTTTCCATATATTCTAAATGTGCGCCTACTCTATCTGGAAGTAAAGTTCGCCCCAATTGCGAAGTATTCGCAGCAAGTCTATTATAACTATCTTGCTGGTCGTTTAAACCTTGCCTAAAACTATTAATTCTACTTTGGAAATCCATTTATACTATTTAATTATAAAATTATTTTTCCTCCTTTTCCATTCTTACATTATCTTCTACTGTGCTATAATCAACTGCTTTTCCGTCCCCTTCATAAGGAGATAGAAAACCATCTGCTTTACTCCATATTAACTCTTCGTGGTTTCTTCTTGCTTCTAATTCTTGAACTGATAAATAAAGAAAATCGTATTCTTCTACTCTTGACCGTCTAAATATTTCCATAAACTGTTTATCTCCACCACCAAAAAATGATAATGCTTCACCTATTTTTTTCATTTCTGCTTCTGGAAAACTACCCATTATATAATATGCTGTGGCGTTATTTCTCAAAATAGTTGATATATACTTAAAATACTGTGTAGTAATACATACTGATAATTTACCTTCTACTTCCCCATTTCCTATGTGTCTGAACTTACTAGCAAGAGCAGATATAGCATCTACTCTACCTCCCCTACTAAATTTTACATCTCCAATAATATCGTCTAATAATACCAACCAACGCCCATTACCTTCGTCTGCTTTTACTAATTCAACTATACTATCCAATAAACCTTCGCTAAATTCTTCAAAAACAAAATCAAATTCTTCTATCATATATTTATTTATAGCGTCATTATGTGCTGTTGAACTGATAAGAATTCTAGTTTCAAAGTCGTCTTTATAAAATCTTTCAGATAAATATAAGTTATTTATTAAAAGTGATTTACCACTTTTTACTCTACCAACACATAGGATTAAATGGACTGGAGACACTAATGGGTATTTATCTTCTCCTTCATTAAGTTTGTCGTCTTCTATTGCTATTGGATATACCTTTAAATCTCTTTCAACATTTACGACTTTCTTTTTTTTCTTTTTTTTTTTCTTTTCGTCGTGTTCGTCTGGTAAATTTAAATCGTAATTTTGTTCCTTATCGTATTTATAACTCATCTATACTTAATTTAATAGAAGGTTTTTTTTCTTCTGGTTCTTCCTTAATAGGTCGCAGTTTTTCTTTAGTTTTTCCTATCAATCTATCTCCGTGTTCTCTTAAATATTTGTATAGTTCTTCTGGGTTTCTTTCCATATCTTTACTAACACCGCTCATAATCTTCTCAAATTCATAAAGTTCTTCAGTGGATTTTAAATTACCAATTGCTCCAGTTTTTAGTTTTATAAACTTATTACTTGATTTATCGCCCATTGATTTTTTTAATAAATATTCTTCTTGTTCTTCTAAAACCTTTTTCTTTTCTTTCCTAGTAGTTTTTGCTTCTTTTTGATTATCTTTAACTGCCTTTGTATCCAATTTTTCTAATTCCTTTTTTTTACTTGTTAATTCCTTTTTTAATCTCCGTTTTTCCGCCATTTTTTCCCTTCCCTTTGCTAAACCTGCTAGTTGTTTCTCCGTAAGTTGTCTTTTTTTCTTAGGTTGCTTCTCTTTAATAAACATTTCTTCTTCACTCATTTATATATTATATAGATTATTTTTTATACTTTTTAACTTTACCTTTTGCTTTTTTTTCTGCTATTGCCTTTTTCTTTTGAGTTGGTGTTAATTCCTTCATTGTTGTTGGTGTATCTTTTGTAATTCGTTTTGTAGGTCTGAATATTTTACCCTTTTTGCCGTCGTATGTTTTCTTACCGTCTTGTGTTCGCCAGTCTTCTTTGTGCCATCGTGTTAATCCAGTTTTTTTTGGTTTTGCTCCACTATAACCACCACCCATTTTTTTATACGCTTTAACTACTAAAGAAGATTTATAGGCACTATGTTTCATAGAAGAATATTTTGCTCTTGCTTTGGCGTATAAAGATTTATTAGTTGGAGTAGGCATTTATATATTATATGTATATAATATATATGAGAGTTAAAGAATTATTTGAAGAATTACTTGCTATTTTAGAAGTAATGCGACACCATATATTAAAGGTTGAAAGAGAAAATAAAAAATTAAGAAATGATATAAAAAGATTACAAGAAGATATAAATAGTATAATAGAAAATCACAAGTCTTTAAATTAATATGTTGCTCGTGGTCCTTTTCCTTTTGGTGCTGTGTTTTCACCCCTTATACGCCCTCTACTTGCTGGTGCTGACTGCTCTGTTTGCTTCACCCCCTTTCCGCTTCCTACTTTCTTTGCTATAGAACCTACTGCTGCTTTTACCTTTGCCCCACTCTTCGGTGGTGCTACTACTTTTGTAATATCTCTCTTTGGTCTTGGTTTATAGGCAGAAGATTTTGGTTTCGGACTTGATTGTTTTGAAGCATTAGTCATTTTTGGTTTTCTTGAAGAAACAGATTTCATTACTTCTCCTTCTTTTTCCTTTTTAGGTTTTCTTACATATTTTCTTTTTGCTTTTGGTGTTCCTCCGCCACCGCCACCGTATGGTGGTCCGCCACCGCCACCGCCACCGCCACCGCCACCGCCACCGCCACCTCCACCTCCTCCACCTTTAGGAGTTATTGAAGATAAACTACGAACGCCACTCTGTGCGACATTAACAGTTCCAGTATTTGCTTTTACTGGGGGAGTTGGTTGTCTAGGTGGTGCTGGTTGTGGTGTTGCTGGTAATACTTTTTTTTTTCTTATTATTGCTACTTTTTTGGGAGGTTTGCCTCTTAAATATTGACTGTTAGTAATACCCTTTTTAACATCCTTTAAATATAATTTGTAATCTATTTCTCTTATAACTTTTAATGACGCTGTGTTGTCCTCTGGGTTAAACCAACTTGGGATTTTTTTACTATCACTCATTTTATATAGTAATATTAGAAAATAAATCTTCAATTAAAGGTTCTGGAATTCTATAACGCATTCTTCTATCACTACCACCCCCAAAATCACTAATAATATTTTTATGTTTATAAGTAATATCTACTAATTCTTCCACTAATGGTTCTGGAATTATATATCTTTCAATATTGCTTGACCTCTTTTTCTTTTGACCTACAACTAAAGTGTGTCCTAATTGTTCTTTATGTCTTAAAATTGCTTTTTGTTTTTTATAACTAATAACCCCTTCGTGAAGTTTTCTTGTAGGAGATTGTATTTGTTTTTTGCTTTGGGTATGTATATCTCCTTTTTGTGTTTTGATTTCAACGATACTATCACAATCGTTTTTACATCGTTTAGGGATAAAACCCTCTATATTAGTCCATATTCTCGTGGTTTTCTTATACGGCATTCCATATTTACAATAATCTATATCATAAAATGGAATAAGTGGTGATATGTATTCTTTCATTCTTCCAGTAGCAGGATTTTCAATCCAATAAAATTGAGGTTTAAAATAATCTATTATTTCAAATACTTTATCAACCATAGGAACTCCAAATTTCAGAATATCATTTTCAATATCTTCTTTTGTTAAATCCCTTTTCATACCTTTTAACTTTCGTCCTATCCAACTATTTCTTAATAGAGACCACCAAAGACAAACTGGAGAAGCAGTGATTAAATCAAATTCACCAACTTTAAAATCTCTTTTATAATCCCACTCCATAATATCCTTCATAATGTGGTTTTCACTTTCATAATCACCACCGAAAGGACATTTAGCACCCATATCCCTATCTAAAGAAACAATTTCAAATCCTTTTTTTTTACAAACTTTTCCTATTGAATGTGTCCCACTAAATAATTCTAATACTTTCATATATAATTACCAATTAATTTTTCTACTCCAATAATTCGCACTATTCTTATCATTTTTAGTTAGTTTCCCTTCTTTATTTTTTATACCACCACTTCTTGCTAAATAATTTTTGCGTCTTGCTGGGTCTTTGTGTTGTGTAAAATCTTTCATTGAACTATCGCCAAAATGTATAAGGCGTTTTGCCCCATTCTTTTTAACATATACCATACCTTTTTTGCCTTTTTTAGTTGATTTTACTGGTTTGTATAATGGTTTATTTTTTTTGAAATTATCGCTCATTATATAATAATTATTTATTTTTTTTTCTAATTATATAATATTAAAATGGAAAAAAAAAGAGAATACGCTAAGCGTAAAAACAACCCAGATTATGAAAAGAAAATAGTTCATACAAGAGACGGTGTAAAACAAACTGTATATATTAAGAAACCAAATAAAGACCCACCGAAAAAGAATGTTGGAACTCCATCTAAAAGGCGTGGAGGTTTTAAAGCAAAAAGTCAAGGCAATATCGGAGAATTAAATAAAAAACCTACTATTGCCTCAAGTATGGCGAAACCCATTAGTAGTTATGCTTCAGAACAAGCAGAAAAAAATGCTGCTTTCCAACTAGATTATTTAGATAGACTTAGTGGAAAAGTTCGTGAAGTTCAACAAGGCGAATTTAAAGCGCCCAAACAAGTTAAACAAATTAAAAAAAGAAATAGACCTAATCCAAATGCTGGAGGAGGTGGCGACGGCAGATTATAATTTTCTTGATTTAATATATATATGCTTGATTGTAAATTATGCGGTATTACTATTTATACTACTTATCTTTGCGAAGATTGTAATAAAATTAAAGACGCTTGTAATTTATATTCAAGAGAAGTTGTATGGGAGGTTATTGAAAAAGTTTTAATAAGAAATCAAGAACAAAGAGAGCATAAGATTAAACATATTAAACTAAAAGATAGAGAAAAATAAAAAAAAAAAATTGATTTTTTTTATTTATAGAGGAATACTTAATAATTATTATGGATAAACAAACACAATATACTATAATTAAAACTGCTGTATTAGAACAAATGGAATATGATTTATGTTTAGAAACAACAGAAGAGAAAAAAATGCTTACATACTTAGCAAATCAAATACAAAATTTAGAATATATAGAAGAGGACAAATTAGATTTAATAGCAGAACCTAAATACTTAATAATAAATAAGGATACTGAAGAAACTGAAGAAACTTGCGAAACTTTAAAAGAAGCAATAGAAATGTTAAATTATGATAAACAATATATATTTAATACAGAAACTCAAGAAAAATTACAACATATACAATATTGATTAGTTAGGTCTTAATTTTAGGTGTTCGTCGTGGGTCTTTAATAGGATGTAATTCGTGTTTCTTCTTTTTTTCGTTAAAATGAACTTTATAATTTTTTTCTTTTAATGCTTTCATTAGTTCTTCTTTTTTCATTTTACTATAACCCTTAATTTGAAATTTTGCGTTATATCCTCTAATCAATTCTTTTAATCTTTTAACCGTAAGATACATATACATTTATTCAATATTTTTTTTTTCTTTCTTAATCATATATAAAATGGTAGGTTCTCTAATAATGGCGAAAAAGACTAGCGACGCTAAATATAATCAACTTGAATGTAATGATACTCAGCATTTAAAAGTAGAAGACGCATTATCCACTGCTACTTTAGGTTCAAAATTAGATACTATTGCTACTAATACTGCTAATATTAAAGCGAGTATAGAAGTAGGAGGGGATTTACATATAACTCAAGACGAAGTAGAAACGAAATTACAAAATATTCATAACAGACAAGACGATATACTAACGGCAAACAACGCTACTAAATTATCAGTTGCTACTATTGCTACTAAAGCAACTTCTTTAGAAGGTTCTAATCATACAGACCTATTAAATATTTATAATAGACAAGACGATATTTTAACGGCAAACAACGCTACTAAATTAAGCAATGCCGTCATAGCACTTGATTTAGCAAGTCATAAAAATACAACTAATACTCATTTGGGTAATATCCATTCACGACAAGACGATATTTTAACTGCCTCTAATGCTACAAAATTATCCGTAGCAAGTATGGATACAGATTTAGCAGGTCATAAAAGTTCTAATAATACTAATTTAGTAAATATTTATAATAGACAAGACGATATTTTAACTGCTTCAAATGCTACTAAATTAAGTGTTGCTTCTATGGATACAGATTTAGCAGCACATAAAAGTTCTAATAATACAAATTTAGTAAATATTTATAATAGACAAGACGATATTTTAACTGCTACAAATGCTGTAAAAACTAATACACAAACATTAGAAGATTGTGTTTCTGCTAATAAGGTCAATGTTAATATTAGTAGTGGTGCTATAAGTGGTTTTGCTACTGAAAGCACATTAGCAAGTTTATTAAGTAGTAGTCAAATTATTAGTGAAGATTTTACTGCTTGTGATACTGGTGCTGTTGTAGTAAGTTCAAGTGCTTTACCTAGTGGTGCTGCTACAAGTGCTAATCAAACAACTATTAACGGCACACTTGGAACGGTTATAAATCAATTTAGAAGTCAGTGGTCTAATGGTGCTGGGGGTGGAACTGCCCTTG